GATGTGAAATTTGCAAATATCTCATCCCAATCGGGGTTACCCTCGGCGGTTTGAGATACTGATGCGGTTACTATACCACCATCAACATACTTAAACTTACATACTACTTGATTTTTAAGATTTGACGACCAATATGGGTCTAGAATTTGTCTCTCACTCATTTTATGCTGTCCTCACCCAAAGACTGACATTTGATACTGTCTCCAGCGTAGCCTGAATGGTTGCGCCTGTATAATTGCCTGTATAGTTACCAGTATAATTGCCAGTAAAATTGCTGGAATATGTGCCAGAGTAAAACCCGGTAAAGTTGCCGGTGTAAAACCCTGTATAGAAACCTGTGAAGAAGCTGGTATAAAAACCTGTAAAATACCCATAAATTGTACCAGCAAAGAATAATACGTAAGTCCCAGAAAATGCTTGCGATCTATTTCGTTGATATGAGCCAGCAAATGAATTAGAATATGTACCAGTATAGCTACCTGTAAAGTTACCAGTATATACGCCAGTATATGTACCCGCATACGTACCAGAATAGCTTTGATCAGAACGAACATTTCTAGTATCATCAAATGCTGCACCAACTGTAGTCCAAGTCCCTGGGGTTGGTGCAGTTGCTTGAAGTCTATACGTACCAATACCAGTCGATATGATTCTATTTCTCATACGATTAGTAAGTGAACGAATTTCTACGTCTGTCATCTGCTGAACAGATTTTGTGGGACTTGTTTGATACTTTAGTGGGCGTATTGTAGTGGGTGCAGTTGCGTCTGTTCTACGCCATAAAGTTGAAGTGTTTGTCCCTGCACTGGTTGTATTTGTAATTGTACCTATTGATGTCCAAGTTCCAACAGGTGATGATGGTTGTAAAGAATATGACCCAACACCACCAGCAACTAATGTGTTTAGTGCCCTAGAAATAACAGAATCATTCAACTGTGTATCATTTTGCTGTCTAACACCAGTTGAAGAATATTCTACTGGTCTTGTTAATGACTCTGTTGCGCTTGATGTTACATCTTGTTTAAATGTGTATGTCACTGAATCAATCGTTGTACCGACGGGGTGCGCACCCACAGAAAAGGGTCTATTTGTGTCAACAAAGGTACCAATTGATGTGCCTGTCGCACCGTCAACATTTACTGTACCCAACCCACTGTTAGTTGAAGCAAAATCTTTAAGAATAACATCGACAGCATAATCCATTTCCGAAGTGGTCATCGTTTGAAGACCCTGGAATGTAGCTCCTGATGATTTAACTCTTAATGGGTTGGCCATCTAAACCTCACGGGTACAGTTGTGTGCCAGATGAATCATAGACATATAGAGGCGCAGTCGTAAGAGCACCATCTGGGTACTTATACCCACTGTTAGCTAACACAACACCATTTACGTGAAATGCCGTATTTGGACGTAAAGTATTTACGCCGACACGATTTGAATTTTTCTGTAGAAAGAGTAAACCTGTGTCAATATTCAGTACAGCGGTACTCATAGTTACGGTATTACCACTTAGTATTAGTCTATTAATTGTAGTATTACCGGTAATATTAATGTTGTTATTTACTATAACTTGCCCATTAGCATTTAATGTACCATTTACAATAGTGGTATCATTATTTGCATTACCGAGCTTAGTTGCGCCCAAAGATACAAATCTAACATTTGCTGTTAGCGTATTAGCATACAACTTCGATTCATCAATCGCAAACTGACTCAAACGATTAAACGACTGGTTGGATCTAATCCTCCAGGTGTCAAACGTATTGGTCAGGGCGACATTTGCAATTTTAGCCATTTATGACTGTCCCTTGGACCCGAGTATCTGTCTCAGCAGGTCCTTAATCTCAGCGACATCCTGCTTCAAATTATTTATCTCGTCTAATCTATCCTGTTCGCGCTTTCTTCTGGCACGATATGCTTCAAGCGCAGAATTGTCTGTTGAGATAACAGCCTGGGTTTTCTTATCTTTTACAAACCCAGGCTCATTTTCTATCTTTACTAATTCTGGTTTCATCGTTGAAGGGCAATCGCACGAATATTATCTAGACGAGGTGGATTTACTGTTGCTGTATCTGTCAATACAATCTTTATGGCCATATATTTAAATCCAACAAATCGTGATCTTGCAGAGTTTCTATATTCAATAATGTTCGAATTTGTTGTATTTGCACCAGACAGATAATCATTGCTGTAATTAGGTACAACAAATGTATATTCTTTAAAGTCATCAATTATTTCAGAGCTTGAGAATACACTTGATGATGTAGCCCCAGTTTCTGTTGTAAATGACATTGGGATCCAGCGCGAATTATCAAAAGTATCACTATCTTCACGATGCAAAATCTTATAATACGCATGTATATTAGAACCAGGCGGACGATACGCGGTAACATATACACGAATATCTTCTGCATCTTGACCATCGGCCAGGGTTACTTTTTTGGTAATATATTTGGCTAATGCATTACCACCACTTGCTGTATTGGCTTCACCTGTAGTATCATTATTGATTAGATTTTCTACAGTTATCGCAGATATGCGCTTAACATCAAATGCAGGTGATGAATATCTGCTGCTGCTTGACATAATAACTCTTATTTCGCCAGAACGATCAGCACCCATGGTTGCGCCAGATATTGATGTATTTGATTCCATGCTACGGCTTAGTATGTAACGTGAAGCAGAGAAATCGGTGTCATTATTGACATTAAGATCAATATATGATGCATCTCTAGAGTTATTAGCTGTGGCAAATTTCCCAGAAAATGTTACGACAGTATTTGTCGGTCTTAGGAAATCAGAAGATATATTAATCGTATCCGCTTCTAGACGATCAAGTCTTACTATTCTAGCTATATAACCATTAACTTGGCCGCGGACCCAGTTGTTGGCAAAGAAAACTCTACCTGCACCTGAGGCGGGCCCGCTATTTGTAAATGATACGTTAGCTAGATGCAGATACGTATTTGCATATGACACCGAATCATAGAAAGCTACACGACCGGTTGGTGTGGTTGCCGACGTAATAGGCCCAGTTGAATTCCCTACAATAACCCCGGTAGTGGCATTTGTATTACGAATTCTAATTCTTTCGCCACCACGGAATTTTGAATTTAGAGAAACATTGCGAATACGCATTTGTGTAGAGCTAAATCTTGATACAACACCGGTTGCACCAGATGTCATACCCTGAACAAAAGTCACACCTGTATTAACTGCTTTAGTATTGGCAAATGTCCCCACTAGAATAGTTTCACCATTTACTTCTTCACCAGTGCGAATAAACGCTGCTGATGCATTCGTAATCATTAGATAATCACGAAGTTCGTTTTTAAAGATGATAGATCCTGTCACACCAGTATTAAAGTTTGCAACGTATAAGGTAAACTTAAGGTCTTCCTCTTGAACCGCACTATAGACCTTATCATTAGACGATGCAAAAAGTATACCAGCCGCGGGCTGCGATGAGATACGATCACCAGTTAGTCTATCAACTTCACCTAAACGCGATACATGCACATTATAATTTGGGTTGTTACCAACAGGTTTAACAACTACGGCATAATCTCTATTATTTTGCAGATATACAGGTGAAGTGAAATATACTGGTGTTGGTGCCGAACCATCAGCACTTGTATTAACATCAGCGGGCATTAGTATTATGCGACTAAATGGCACTATGCGTGGTGTGATAGTATTTGTCAAACTATCCATTTCTCTGATGTGAACTTCACACCCAAGTAATGAATCTTTTGTTGCAAAATACAAATCAACTTTTGTGACATATGCACCTGAGCCAGATACTCTACCGATTGCATTAGTATCCATCGTAAATGATTGAGCAACGGGGTCGCCAACAAACTCTCTATCAATTTCTTCTTGTACATTACGTGTTTCGGATACATTATTACGCACAATTTCAGCTTCACGTGTGCTAGTTATAGTAGTTTGAACTTCTTGAATTAAACCAGTAGAAGTATAGATTGCTTCTGCTTCTGTTGTAAATGTACCCTGCTTTGTATCATTTATTGGTGAGTCTGTTAGTCTAAACAGCAAGCTACCTGTTCTGAATCTTAGATTTTGATCAGATGGTAGACGGAATATACCATAAGCATTGCCGTTTGCAACAGCGACAATAGGTCCACCCTCATTTGCAGTATTTGCAAAAGAAGAATTTGTCGGGGTAACATATGCTGATATATTGGTCCCATCAAAAAATGGGTATAAACGTGATCCAGGCTTTATACCTTGACCTGTAAATTTAATTGAGCGTGATCGCATGAACGGCGCAATATTTACACTCTTAATTCTAGGACCTGAGCTGGTGACAGTAATTTTAGGAACCAGTGATAGACGAATGCCCGTTCTGGTTTGATTTGTGGTGCGAGTTGTAACCCACCAACCACCCGCATTGACACCAGAAGTTGATTGCCAATTTGTTTGCCAATCGCCCCAAGAAGTACCCCAAGCCCCATTCTGAGCCCAATTATCATCAAAGTTATTGACATTAACCAGAACGTCGGGTAGTTGAACAGTATCAACCCAATAATCTGTTGGTGGATCTAAAACAACACTACCATTCCACTTCCAAAATAACCCCGCAGCATTTCTCGTCGTAGATGAATATTTCTGCGTAATAAAGGTTTCATGGGAATAGGGTAGAGTTAACAATTCACCCGCAGGAATTCCATACACACCAGAAATAGTGGAAGATACTGCGCCACTAGAAATTGTTGATGACGTAGCAAAATTACCTGTAGCATTTTCAACATACAATTTGTTACCAACTTTAAATCTTAAAGTGGCTGTTGTCCCGCCGGAAGTTAGTGTTGACCCGTTGGCAAAAGCCGACGCAGAATTTGCAATGAAAACTATTTGGTCTCTAGCAACGCCACCAGTTGTGACATTGGTGCGTACCACATTTGTTGAATTTGCAGCATTATAAAAAAGTTCTATGTTGTCAAGTTTAAACGGTGGGCGGGCCTCGCCATAATTTGGGTCAATTGATATCTTATAATCGGAGTTAGTTACATCACCTACATTGTGGCCATGAAATGGGTCAACAAGAATGCCATTCTTAAATCTGTTATTACCCGTAGAATCTTGTATCAATAGATTTTTAGTATCCATTTCAAGAAGATTTAGTGACGTATAATATTCAATATTCTCGATGCGATCACGTAGAACCCCAATATCTTTCATGGTAAATCTTGGATTTACAACCGGGAAAATACTTGATGCTAAATCGCTTCGATTTACTCGACGCGCTTGCTCATCGGGCAATGATGGATATTGAGTAAGATTTATTGTAGCCACAGACATTGTGTCTTTTGGCTCATCAGGTGTGATAGGATCTAGCGATGGGACGCCCTTGATAGGTAGGAAATTACCATCACGATCAAGAACAATTCTATCATTTCGAAGTAGATAATAATCAAGATCGGCCGTAAAGTTTTCACCTGGGGCCATAAATCTCAGACCACCTGACGGTTGATCAAATGCAGTCGCAAGCTTTGGGTTGATTGAAATATTGGTTAGTGATGTGACGCTATTTGACGTATCCGTCATACGGGGACGAATATCAATACTATTTCTTAAATCATATCGTTCACCAGTTCTTGGTGAATTATAAACCGGTATTTCATATGTAAATATCTTTGTAGTATCGGTACCAGCATTAACATCGTCAACTGGGTATGAATCTACAGAAAAATACCCAACACCTGACGAATAGCTATGAGTAAAGTGATCAAATGTAACTAGCAATCTATCGCCGGATGATAGTGTAATACCACTACCAGATTTACGAACTAGACGCGCGTGACTATAGTAATCATCAAGCATACCCGTATCAAGTGTAAAGCTATTTGTAACGTCTGTACCTTCAGTCAGAGAAGCAAAATTGGAGCCTGACTTTCTACGAACAGATACTAGCTTAAACCCGTCTGATAGACCAAGCGGCCATGGGCCTGTGGTATTAGCAACATATGACGTACCACCACCAGCACCAATTCTAATCTGAACTCTACGATTTCTATTAACTGTCTTTGATGCTTCTTGCCCATCAACCTTATTCAGTTCTGTGATAACTGTGGCATTTAGTGATGACCCAAGAGTTTCTTGAAGGTTAAAATCTGTCTGCGTAGAAGATGATACGGTAATTGAACGCGCAGACCCAGTTGACCCAGATCCACCAAAGTCAATCACCTGACCTTGACGAATGAGCTTATGAACTCGCATAAGGGTGCGAGTTGCGCTTGCTGTTGTAAGCGTAGTTAATGAAGATGCGGATACTGAAGTAACAATAAAATCACCAGTATTTGCAACTCGAATTAATTCACCCGAGCTAAATCGTGTTGTTAGATCGATAGAGCTATTAGAACGAGTCATAGTGTTTGAGCCACTAGTAGTGCTTAGTCTTAGTGTGCTAATTGCGGCCGTATTAGACGAACCTCTAGCAACAACATAATAATTTGCACGACCTGTTGCGGATGACAATGCACCGCTACCTGAGAAAGTTTCATCTGCACGACCTGTCAATACCGATGCTGTACCACCAGTACCAAAAGTAACATCAAATGACTTCTCAAATCTAAAATTGCTATCAACTGCACCCGAGGTATCACGTAGTCGTCTTACTGCTTCAGCAGGTAAGCGAAATACTGCAATGTCAAATGATGGGTCTGTCGTATTTGCATTTTTACCATTTGACCCTAAAATATCTGCCTTACCGTTAGCTTGACCAGCACCGGCACTAAACATAATTGACTGAACATTGGCAAAACCAAAACCAGCAGTCATATTAATGTCTGTCAGATATAATCTATATTGTGTTGATGGTAGCCCAGGTGTACCTGAATGATGCTTAATCGCACGAACGCGCGCCGTTCCAATTTGCGATGCAGGGAATGCTGTAGTAGAATATGCTCTTGTAGACACAGCATTTGCTTGTTGTGATCTTAATCCTACCAAGCCCTGAGCATTTACATCCCAAGAACCCACTACGTTATCAGCTATTACATAGTTACCATAATCTACGATAGAGCTAGCCTGCTCAACAGATTTGTAATCTGTAGCCTTATCGATAGATACTCTGGCACTTTCTAATTGTTCAATATCAAACCCCTGCACATATGCTTTACCAGGGTTTACTTCAACTACTAATTTAGATGTGCTACCACCCTCACCTGCAGTAAAGACACCCTGATTGTTACCAACTAAAAGGTGTTCGCGCAGTCTTGGTGATAGACCTCTAACGATGTAATTCCCAGATTCATCATATGTGCGCTTTGCAAAATAATCTCTAAGTAGATTATATTGTGTAGTATCTGATCTGGTTTGAATAGTGCCATCTTTAATTTGAATCAATTCAGCAAAATTATTAGCACCAGTATCATTTAAATCGCGCTTTGCAAATTGCAATGAAAGCTTTAGACGCGCCGCGCCCGGCGCGGCAAAATTATATGCACCTGATGCGGGGTCAAGAAGTGTTGAATCGTCAGCTTCTTTAATAATCGTTTCTACTACATTAAAACCAACGCGAACAGAAGCATTTGAACTATATTTTGATACAACTAAAAGGTCTTCATCAGCCCTAATGAAATGATCCTTGGCATAAATTACACCAGAATTGATTTTCATTAGGGCCGAATAACCGGTAGCACCAGATGAAATTAGATTAGCAGTTAACCCACCGCCACCCGTCGCAGTTATTATTTCACCATTTGCAAAAGTACGACGAGAGCCATTTGCCCCCGTTAGCTTTACAAAAAGTGTTTTGAAATTTGGTGTGTTGGCTTCGGAGCCATCATTCACCTTGATAACGCTAGCTGAAACACCAGAAGTTGCACCAGTAATAGTTCTATTTAAAAATGCATACACATTTACTGATGTCACACCATTTGAAGCAGTATCACGCAGCTTCATGTAGACAACATTCTTATCAAGAACGGTCTGGCACCCTCTAACTACGCTACCTTCTTTAAAAACATGCTCGGCAAAACGGTCGATCTGATTTTGCAAAATCGACTGCATTTGAGTAAGCTCGCGCGCTTGAACGGCAAGCCCAGGACGAAACAGAATGCGATGAAAATTCTTTGACTCATTGAAATCGTCATAATACGGATCGACATTTAGATCCGTAGAAATCGTGACAGTATTAGCAATAGACGCCATCTGTTTTCTTACCCCTTAAAACGTCACGACGAAACGAAATTCTTCAAGCTGATCCGGCTTTCTGACAATTGGCGGATTTCGTTCTATGTATAAGACATCCCCGGTATTTTCTCTAATTGCGGGCTTTATCGCATTGATAATAGTAGCAGTTACACCCGATGAAGCGGATGTCAATGACTCGGTCTGTGCAAACCCACCACCAATACCATTTGTGGTTAGACGAATAACACGAAGCACACCTCTGGTCCGAGTTGCATTTGTATTTGCAAAATATACTACTCTTGCTTTAGCGCCGCTTACGCCACCAGTTACAATTTCATCAGCGGTGTAGTCGCCCGACACATTTTGTAGCACTATACGATGACACTGATCGATTACCGATGCATTGGCTGCAGGCCCGCTTCTAAGCTTTGGGTCTCTAATTATACCAATGGTTCTAAAATCATTATTGGTTGGGAATGTATTTGATTCACCACCTGTTACTGATACTGATAGCATCAAATCAGCGGCATTCAATTCACTGCGGGCATTACTACCATGCCCACCTCTAGGTGATATAATTGGCTGTGCAAGTGCACCAGACCCATATGATGAGTTTGCTATAATCGTTACATTTGCTTGACCATAGTTACGACCATTGGTTATCATAGTAATTTTTCGTACTTGACCACCTAACGTATTAGATACGTGAGCAGTTGCGCGTATGGCTGCTGTTGCACCACTGTCACCTCTAATAACTACAGTTGGTGCTACGGAATATCTTGATGATGTATTTGGTGTAATTGTAAATGCATTATTAACAGTAACCACACGACCAACACCAACATAGCGTACTATACGGCGAAGCTGACCAACACCAAGACCAGATGAAATATACAGAGTAGACCCAGTATATACACCATCAACCTGTAATGCGTTATTAGCTAATCTTACTGTGGTTGAATTTGTAACAGATAAAAACGTATTGGATGTGCTTAAATACCCACTACCATTAGCAGTAACTAAAACGTGATCTATTGTGCCATTAGCCGCTGCCTGCTGCACAGACCACTGTGCGCTACCGTTATTAGCTGTTAGCTGTCTAACTGGGATATGAATATTGTTTAAAAACTTTTGTGCGTCAGCTGTTGTTACTGCAAATAAGAACTTCCAACGATAGCCGTCGGCTGTGCTAACAACTGATGTGCTAATACCAGAAGGCTCTTCTGTTGATACCGCACCTCTATTGTTGTCTATGCACTTATAAACATTGTTTTCTGACGTAAGCACATAAAATTGTCTGTCATATAAATTTGCGGTTCTATCGTTATATTCGGTATATATCGTATTGTTTGTCCAATTATATCGCGGCGCAATTGAAATGACATCGGCTGAATTGATGCGCTTTAGCGCAACCATATCTTTATACACATCAAATTCTGTAGTAAATTGATTATTTGTTACAGCCGGTGGTGATGAGTCATTAGCAAAAGGTGTTACCCCACCCATAAACATGTAAAGCCGAGTCGGCGAAGGTTCATCAAATGATTCCTTCAGCTGATCGGCTGTGTTTAAACGAAAGAATGGAGTGATTCTATTTGTCATCTGAACCTTTTCCTAGTCGCATTATTTATCAGGTCTAGATTGACCTTTGGTAAGTATAAACTATATCGGTTGCTGTACCCACAATAAACATTTTCTTTTGATCTATGCTTAGTGCAATACCATGTGGCGTAGATTCTTGTGCACCAATATTTAAACTCTTGTTATCGTATGTTGCTGTAGAAACATCCCACGCCGTTGATAGTGTATATTGATAAACTGTATCATTGGTGCTACCAATCACAAGCACTTTCTTACCATCAACACTGAACACCATAGCCAGTGGGCTGTTTTCTTGTGCTGCTACCGATAAGAATTTAGATGCATATGTTGCCGTAGAAACATCCCAGGGTGTTGATAATGTATATTGAAATATTCTATCATTTGTAGAACCAAGAATATACATCTTACTACCATCATCACTAAAGGCTAGTGACTGCGGGTTAGTATCTTGTGCTGATATGTCTTTATTTTTTGAAGCATAGGTCGCAGTAGAAACATCCCATGCTCTAGAAAGCGAGTATTGATAAACTGTATCTCTATCAATACCGACAATATACATTGTATGCCCTTCAGGGTGAAATTGTACATCACGAGGGTCGGTATCACCTGGGCCAGCAGTTGATGTATTTGCGACCGATATATTTTTAGACATATAAGTCGCTGTTGATACGTCAAATGCTGTTGATAATTTATATTGATATACTCTGTCGGTATTTGTGCCAACCACATACATTCGTGTGCCTGATGGACTAAAGGTTATACCAACTGGCTGACTATCTTGAGTAGCAACAGATACGTTTGCTGATCTTAGTGTTGCTTTATCAACACTTAATGTGATCGGTAAAATTGCTTCTTGACTATAGGTAATGCTATGATCATGTGATAGATTTGTATTTGATACGAACTGATAACTACCAAACATCTTAGCGCCTGCAGGATGCAGTACTCTCTTAACAACATCTCGGTATCGGTCTACAATTTCAGTAACCTTAATCAGGTATGAATATTCCTGATAAAAATCATTATCCTGTAGTCTCATATTCCAGCTAAGAAAACCTTTGGTATCAATGTATCTACCTGGCTGAGTGATAACGCCAGCAATAACAGGTTTAATATCAGCATTATATGTTGTATTTCTAATGGTAAATCGTTGATTACCACCCAAATCAGTATTTTGATCTATTGTTGATGCGGTGCCACGAGAATTTACTACGATAGCATCAGCAAATTTATCGAAAGACGCATCAGATGATACTATTTCAAGCCCAGTGATTGCGCCTGGTGCTCGTACTGCGATGATAACGGCATCATCACCCTTAAGTCTACCCGCCTCACCAGCAATCCCTTGCTCAAATACAATTTGATCACGCACCGTAACTGTTGGGAGTTCTGGTACGTAACCTACACCAACACTGGTGACGGAGATAGCATTAATAGAACCAGCGATAGAATTTGCAAAAGTTAGTGATGAAGCTAAAGTGGAGGATATATTGGCCGCAGCTAGATTAGCTGATACTGAAGCAGAATTTGTACCCAAAGATACAAATGTAGGCCCCGTATTTAATAGCACATTGCGAAGCGCGCCAATCTGATTTGTATTCAAGCTAACAAATGTTGTGTTAGATAGAGATGATACTACGGCCGCAGCATCTATACCTGATCCACCATTTACTGATATTACAGTTTGCCCTAAACGATACCCACTACCACCTCTATTAATACGGAATGATACTGGGCCCTGATCATTTGTTGACGACACTCTGGCTGAAGCAGTTGCACCCGACGATGTTATTACAACAGAGTCACCAGACTGATGAAATGCGCCAGGATTGACTACTTGTTCAATACCAATCAAACTACCGAATGCTGAAGTAATTGTTGCATTGTTGCCTAAATCGTCCGATACTGTTTCACCATCAACAAATTGACCGACAACGTTTTCAACAAGTAATTCAAATAGTGGGTGACCAAGAACAACTACGCGAGTAACCTTTTGCACTCTAGCCGTAGCGCCTGAAACAGCACCAACAATATTTCTACCATCAAGATTGGTTGGTAATGTTGAATATGGGTTACCAACTCTGAGAATTGTCTCTCTTACCCATCTACCATCAGATGCTCTTAGAATGTAATCGCCTGGGTAGACAAGCTCTATTTGCTTATTGAATAGCGCATAGAATAGAAAATCATATGAAAATTTTGATCCTCTAGTTCTATAAAAATCCCTAATGTGTTTTACTAGTAATCTTTTGTCAGCCAAAACATCCTTGGGGATGTTTATCATAAACTCTCGACGAAAATATTCAACAAATGAATCTAGTGTTCGATCTACATCTTGATAGTCAATTAAGCTACGGGTCGCATTACCAGCCTGCCCAGACTGCTCCATAAATTCATAATACGCTTTTAAGAAGGAAACAAATCTAGGTCCCTCCTCGCGTATGAACGCAGGGAACTGCGATTCAATTAGCGGTGATAATTTTACGAATGTCTCTTCGGCGCCTGATATTGCCATGTTAGAATGTCGTCAGCTGTGATATTGAAGTTGCGCCCAGAGTTGCACTATTACCAACAGTGCTAACGCTATCAAGGCGAGCATCGATTGCCCCAGTATTGTCATTTATGAGAGTTATTTTTGCACCAGCTATTAGAAGAATCTGATTGCGAATTGGCGTGACATTATAGTCATCAAGCTCAACGCGCACATCAATTTCATCAGTTGTTACTGATGTGGGTTGAAATGCATTTAGTGTTATCAAGCCAGTTTTATAATCTATTGTACCCACATTCTTGATGTAGGTTCTTGTGCCTTGTGACACATAATAAGCACGAACATTACCATTACCGTCGTCATCTAGAAAAGACGTAAAACCATTTAAAGTAAATGATGTAGATGACGTTGCAGTTTGATACCCATCACTTGGGTGATATATCATTCGATTAAATGATATGCGATATGTGTTTGATTGTGTAGTAGACGGTAGGAATTTCTTTTGAGCTTCAATTTTAGCCGTGCTTGATACTATTGAATCTTCAGCCGAATCGATTGAATCCAAAAATCTAGAATATCTAAACTTACCCTCAAATCGATTTAGATTTGTTGACTCGTAAGCTATGACTTTATTAGCAACACGAACAGCAATTTCCGATGGTTGCAGTGTGGTTAGTAATGGGTCATATCTAACAATCAATGTTGGTACAACATAGAGATATGTTGGGTCAACAATTTCTAAATCAATAGACTGAACATTATATGGTTTAATAGATTGCTTTATGCGCTCTTTGCGATTTGTTGAAACCAAAGTACCAAGCTTAGGCTTCACGCAGGCATAGACTTTACCAAATATAGGCGGATCATTTTCTTCGCCACCCCAAACATTGACAGCCGCCAGATCAGGGTTATCGCGCAGAATGATTCTCTTATAATCTTCTCTAGTTACCGCACGATTTTGAGTTTCATAGAGACGAGGTGCATTAAATCTAATAGATTCTATTGATTCAATCTCCGCACCACCTGTTGCACGTTCAACAGTTGTTAGAGTAAAGCTACTCTGCCCACCAACTGTGCTTACGGCTGTAAAGTTATTTGCGCCGTTTGCTCTTGTACCATTTGTAACTCGGTACGACACTGCAACTGTGCTGTTAAATGCAGGCTTCTTACCAAGAACATTGTCACCGAAGCTAATCTTGTATAGCTTGTTACGATCAGGTTCTATAAAGAAAACTCTTGATGTTGAATTGACGGTTCTTAGATCGGATGCCTGCGTGTATGTTAGTGTATTACCCGAAGTTGTGACAGAGACAGTTATGCTTGATGTGTCTGTATTTGCGTTAGGTAATACAAATGCGGTATTAGCCGCAGAGAACAAGAATCTGTGTGTTAATGGTACACCCTCTGTTATCTGTATGAAACCGTTAAATCTATTTGAAGAATTTGCAGTTATTGGGTATGATTGCGGCGTAACAAAGGTGTATGACACACCATTAACGGTTGCTCTAAATTGCGTATTTTTAGCAATGTTAATCGTGCGAAACGTTGAATTAGCTGGCGTGGTAAATGATACGCGCACATTAGCTGTTGGGCCGCGCGCAGATGTCGGGAGATAGCCTATCATCTTAGCGCGGGATACAACGTTGTCATAAATCTGCGCAGTATCAAGAAACCCCTCATTTGCTGCCATATTTGCATAGAAGGCATTGTAATAGGTATTGTATGCAAGAAGATCAAGCAGGGTGCCTATGGCCGAGTCTTCAAAATCAAAATCAGAGAAGTCAGGCTTACCTGCTAAAAAATTACGCAGATTGAGACGAATCGTATCAAAATCTAGGCCTGCTACGGTAATTGCACTATTAGCCGCCATTATCGTATGGCCTCCAGAGTTAGTGTTAGATTAGCAGGCGCCTGAGAAGTTGTAGTTCTAAAAGTTATATTTACCCGAACAACATTATTCTCTGGTTCATCAACCACACCTACGTTGAGTATTGTCACTCTTTGTTCGTAATTCCCTACTGCCAGTAGAACATCACTTTCTATCTGTAGTGCTAGACTGGGGTCCATAAGATCAAATAATCTTGCACGAATATCAGATCCAAACTGATTTCTAAATGGTCTTTCGCCTCTGTCGGTAAGTATTAGCGATCTAAGAGCCTGCTTAACTGAATCTTGATTCTTACGCACAATTAGTTTACCCGTTACCGGGTGCATCTTCATGTTTAGATCAAAATCCTTAAAGATTGGCGTCTTGATCGCACTCGACATACAAATCTCTCCATTTGTGGCTTATTTAGATCAGGATTAACGGACTGTAGGTGCACCAATGGTAGGATATTGCGCCCTCAATACATTAATCTCAGCTATAATTCTACTCCGTTCCGCCTCCGATCCGGCCTGCCTATATTCATTTTCTAAAGCCGATATTCGATTGTTTAATAGATTGTTTCTTAATACTTCAATCTGAAATCTTGCGCCGGCCGATATTGCAGGAGGTGTTGCTACACTAACTCCTGGTAATGGTGGGAGACTCTCTTGCGATATTCCACTTGTATTTGGTTGAACTATAGATTGTGGTGCTGTTGGCACTACAGGAGATGTTGGCGCAGGTTGAGCTGTTGTGGTTGATGATGGGTGCTGTGTGTTACCACTAGCATTCCCTACAGCTTGACATATACCTATACCTCGTAATATATCATCAAATATTTGTTGAAGATTCAAATTAGGGAATAAATTTTGCATTCTAAGCCATTGTGCTAGGAATGCAGTTGGGTTATTCAATACAGATAATAATGTATTAACCTCTCTGAGTAACGGATCAGTTGCATTTCGTATTTCACCCAAAACATTTGATAATGCAGAATTGACAACAGAATTAATTTGTGATTGAATTAAATTTGGTAAAGAAGTGAGCGTGTTTATTGCATTATTCAATGCACTGGTTGCGCTATTGATCGTTGATGTTAAAGCAGCCATACCTGAACCAGTGCCACAACCAGTAGATATACTTTGGATGGCGCTGGCCAGTACAGAGGCATTATTTGCGCTTGTTGCAATATTTAATATCTGAGTAGGTGATGTATTGGCTGTCATGGGTTTAAATCAATCCTAGAACCTTTGACCGTGGTTGGACCAGGAGATTCGACATTCATAGATGATGTTGCTCCCAGTTTCATATCTGTACCTGATCCTATCTCAACCGATCCTGCAGCAAGTTGTGTTGTCTTACCTGAAGTTGCTATAAGCTTATCTCCACCTATAATTTCAGTTAAATTACCACCTACAGTTCTTTGAACATTAGAAGCAAAATTTTCAATCACATCAGAACCAACATTTCTAGTTCTGATTGCGCCAACAGATTTAGAATCATTAGTATTAATCTGTGTAATCTCAGATCCAATTACCTCAGTATTTCGATTACCTTCTATTTTTGTATTCATATCACCCTTAACATATAAATGATAATCACCCAAAACTTCTTGTACCATATCACCATCAACTCTGAGTCGTGCATCACCTGATATGGTAATATTACAATTTCCATATATCACAACATTTTTATCTTTAATGCATATCTCATAATCATCACCAATTATTCTGGTTACTCTAGTACCATCATCCATTATTTCTCGATTAGTACCTGATGCGTGATATTCATGTATACGTCTTGCACCAACAGTATCATCTATCTCAAATATATGACCAGATTCAGTCGTTTTAACATGATTATATGGATACAATGGTGGCTTTGTAATAGAATGTAATTCAGGTTGACTCCATGTCGGAGTTTCATATACTTCCTCTACATCATCATATGATACTGAAGTTGTCTTTTTTATTGTAGCCGCAGGGACATCTACCAGACGATTTTCTATTCTATCTTTTGTAAC